CTGCGGGCCAGTTCGGTCAGGAAGTCATCGAGGTCATCGATGTTGCTGCCGATGCCGGTCATGCGGCTGGACTCGGCGATGCTCGACTCGGTGGCGGTGACACCGGCCGCGCCCCCGATGTTGGCCTCCTGCGAGCCACCCACCTTCAGGATGTCTTCGAAGTAGGTCCCGACCTCGTACAGATTCGGGTCGATGTTGTTGTGTGGGACCGGCTGCAGCACATCGCTGATCTTCTGGCCGGGCTGCAGACCGTTCAGTTCGACCACGGTGTGGGCGTTGCTGCCGGTCAGCGCGGCCTTGTCCTGCTCGTCCAGCTGGCCCTTGCTGCTGACGTGCTTCGGCCGGTTGGCGTCGCGGTGCTCGCGCAGGCGTTGCCGGGAGATGTTGTACTCCAGCTGCATGTCCCGGATCAGGGCCACGTCGGAGGGCGGGAAGATGTCGTACTCGTCCTCGACCTCGTTGAACATCAGCGTGAAGAAGGGCCAGAACCGTTCCAGTTCGACACTCGGTGCGCGTGGCTCTTCGAGGAAGTCCGGGTACCCGTCCGCGAGCACGTAGACCATCCGGGTGCGCTTGTCGTAGATTTCCCAGACGCAGACCATGTCACCCTCGGTCACGTCCGGACGGTCCTCCGAGGACCCACTCTCGCGCTCCACCGGGGCCGCGCCCGTGTCGTGGTACTTGGCACTGTACCGGGTGAAGGTCTTGCCCACGTCGACCCCGTACACCTCCTGCACCACCTCGGGGGTGAGCAGGAACTCCTGTGCCACCCAACGGCACCCGATGAACCCGTCGAGGTTCCGACAGGCCGTGTCCGGGATGATCGAGGTCGAGGGCGGGTAGTCGAGGGACAGACCCTCGCGGACCACCAGTTCCTCCTTGGACTGGATACTCTCCAGAAGGAGGCGCAGTTCCTCCATCTTGGACTCGTGTTCCTGCAGTTCCTGATCCTGCTGGTTGGCCATGAGGCCCTCCAGCATGGCGATCTGCTCGGCCACGTCGTTGACCCGGTCCTGATCCTCCGGGGCCCGCTCGAACTGACGGTGGTAGCCCAGCTTGATGTAGGCCACACCAGTCGTGACGGCCCTGCGGACCAGCTTCTTCATGCGCTTCTTGGTGGGCGGGGTCTGCTCCTGCACCTGATGCTCGTAGACCAGTTCGAGGGTCTTACCCATCTTGGTGTAGAGGGCCTTGCGCTGGAGCCCCTCGGAGACGTCCTGAAGCAGTTCCTGTGCCTGCTGCACGGCCGGGTGCATACCGGCCTCGGGGCCCATCTGCATGGACATCTGCATGACCTGCTGGGCCTCGGCGAGGCTCTCCGGGGACCCGTCCCACAGCTGGAAGTCCAAGGTGTGGCGACGGTGCGCGACCGCCTTCGGGTTCTTCGCGTAGAGCGCGGCCACCTTCTGTGACACGTGCCGCAGCACGATGTTGGCCACGTACCGCTCTTCCTTGTTCTCCCGGGTCTGGTTTGGCCACTGGTACCCGCGCACGAACTTCATGTCGTCGCGCATGCGGTCGAAGGCATAGTTCCAGTGCGACCGGGCCTGACGGACCCTGTCTCCCCAGACGTTCACCAAGGCCGTGCGGGACAGTTCCGGGGTCGGCGTTTCGCGCCGGACACCGCTGGTCTGCGGGGTGTCTGCCGGAGTAGCCATGCCGTCTACCGGGCCGTCTACAGCGTTCTCGAATTCGGGGTCCATTAGCTCAAGTACCTGTGTTCGTCAGTTTGGCGGGCTCGGATGCGGTCTGCCGAGGCCATGATCCACTGGATCGTCCCGGTCTGGATCGGTTTCACCTTCGGGACCGGCCGGGTCGCCGGGACCTGCTGTGACAACCCTATACCGATCCACGCCAGAAAGTCCACGAAATCATCGTGTTGTCCGTGCGGGAAGTTCAACATCTGGTCTTTCGCGTCGGGCCACCAGTGGGCGAACTTGGGGAAGTAGACCTTGCCCATGGCCATCCGGCCCTGAATGGCCTGTGCCCGTGTCTGCTTGTCCGTCGCGGGGGTCTTCTCGACAATCGAGGCGTAGACCTTTTCTTCCAGCATGCGCTTGTGCAGGAACGGCCCGATGGACTTGCTGATGTGACCCTTCTCAGCCCACCAGAACAGGGGCCTGTGGGTCCGGATCAGGTTCAGCATGGACTCCACCTGAGAGTCCGCGTCCATCTGCTTCCAGACCAGATCGGGCAGGACCCAGATGTTGTCCTCGTTGTCTACGCCGACGATGCCCATACAGGACAGGTCGCCCCTCTGGGCCAGCGAGATGGCGTGGTCCGAGGCCCCGTAGAAGCGCAGGTTCATGGGCAGTTCGGACATGTCCGTGTAGGTCCGGATGTCCTTCGCCTTGAAGAAGTCCCCCTCGGGGGGTGCCGGTCGGCCCATGTGCAGGGCCGAGAAACCGGACGGGTTGATGCGCCTCTGGTTCTCAAGGAACTCCCGCGACGTGCGCTCGGGCCAGAGGATGTCGCCCGGGTCGCGCCAGAGGGGGTCGTTCTCCTCGGCGAAGTGGGGGATGTTGATGATGGTCCACTTGGACGCGAACTCCGGGTCGTAGTACGGGTTGCGGGGGTTCGTGATGCGCCCCACCAGATCGTCTTCGTGCCACCGGGTCATGCAGATGATCACCCGGCCCGCGCCCATGAGACGGGTCAGGGCCACGTCCGTGAACCAGTCCCAGTGCCGGTTTCGAATGATGCGCGAGTTGGCCTCGACCCGGTCCTTGATTGGGTCATCGATGACCAGCAAATCGGCCCCGCGACCGGTGATGGCCCCGCCCATGCCGACAAACACGGCGATGCCACCCTCCTCTGTCTGGAGACGGTCTGCGGACTTGGATCCGGTGCGGAGGTGCGTCCCCGGGAAGACCTGCTGGTAGAACTGGCTGGTCATGATGGACCGGACCTCGCGGCCGAAGTCCATGGACAGTTCCTGCCCGTACGAGGTGACAATCATCTGGTAGTACGGGTCCCGGCCCAGTAGCCACGCGGGGAGCCTGCGCGAGACCAGTTCGCTTTTGCCCATCCGTGGAGGGACGTTCAGGATCAGCCACGGGGTCTTGCCCGAGACCACGTCTTCCAGCCGGGACGCGATGAACTTGTGGTGCGGCCGGATCGTGTACCGGCTGACGTCGGGGTTGTCGATGTCGTTCGGGTCCGGCATGGACATGGCCGTGAAGTCGAGCAGGTTCTCGTGGGCCTTCTTCAGGCGCAGCAGACGCTTGGCCGCTTGCAGCTGCCTCTCGGCGACTGCTGTCGGGCTGTTGTCGACCTTCCTCTGCTTGCGCCTCTGGACCACGCGTTACTCCTTCTCGGCCCGGCGGTACTTGCGCCACGCGCCCCAGCTGCCCAGACGGACACCGACGTAGGCCCCGAAGGTCCAGAACGCGCCCCGGTCCTTGGCCACCATCCCGTCCTTCATGACCTTGTCTGCTGTCCGGCGCGTGATCTTTTCGCCGCAGGCCTCGCCTGCCTTGAGCAGCCAGTCGTGGGCGCAGGACTCTTCCTTCATGCGGCCCTTGAACAGGAGGTAGACCACGGGCAGACGGGGAACGCTGTCCCAGTCGAACACGAACCCGTCCGGGACCGTGACCTTGCACCCCAGACGCTCGGACCAGAAGGACCAGTCCCCGACCACCACGACCTTGTGCTCCTCGGTCGGGTGGGGTTTGGTGAGCAGGGGCTCTTCGGAGTACCACATCAGGTTGCTCATGGGCGAAACCTCGACTTCTGGAGTTGGTTCTCTTCGATGAAGGCAATCACCTTCTGGTTGACCGACTCGTAGCCACCCGGGCACTGGATGAAGAGTTCCCCGTCGCACCGGTTGTACAGGTCGACCTTGCGGCTTTCGAGCAGCAGGTTCTGGTCCTTGAGCAGACCCTCAAGGAAAGTGGCCACCTGCTTGCCTGCCTCGGCCTCCCCGACACTGGCCGGTCGCCACGTCTCGGGCGCGTCGTAGTCATCCAGACGGACACGGACGTCCCAGCCGATCCGGAAGCCCAGATCAATGCGGCCGTCGACCGTGTCTCCGTCTATGACCCGGTTCAGCGTGAACCTGTAGATGTAAGGGTTCACGGGCGCACGATCACCGGGTTGACGACCTGCGTCGGGATCTGCACGACCTCAGGCGCGGGAGCCACCTGAAACGCCTCTCCAATCCCGGTCGGCATCAGCAAATAGCTCAGGCCCAGCATCCCGAGGATCCCGCTGTTC